TCTTTCGTCACATCCTACACCTTTAATAATCTTATTAAAATTAACTCCACCATAAGCATTACATGCATCATAGAGTTGATTAAAGAATGTGATCTTAGTAGATAGGAATGAGTTAATTGCATATTTAACAAAACTGGCTTCTGCTCTATTCATTTTTAAAGTAGGGCATGGACTACATAAACTATATGTGTCATAATATTCTTCTAGTAGTTCGCATGCTTCTTTTGTTCCACCAAAGATATGAAATTTAGGATTAACGAATTGTTCGCATGCTGACCTTTCAGTTAGAAACTCTGGATTATATAGAATATTATCAGCTGTATAGTTATCTATAACTGCTGGTGTGACAGTAGATTTAATTACAATTAATCCATTTGTTTCATTTAAGTCATTCATTACTTCATCTAAAATAGAAGTATTAATATTACCATCATCGCCCATAGGTGTTGGTACACAAATAAAGATCAAATCAGCATTTAGATTTTTTACATCTTCTCTTGTGGATCCATATATTGGATCAATAATAATTTTTTCTACTTGTGGATTACTAAATCCATAATCAACTGCTTTTCCAACAAAGCCATGTCCTATAACTGCTACTCTCATTCGTCCTCCAAAATATGATGTTTAGGTTCCCAACCAAATGATTCTAAGATTGTTGGATCAGCACACGTATGTTCTCTTTCACCTGTTACTTCTTTAATTGGTAGATTATTATCAGGCCAAACTTTATTTGCCATATCTACAACTGAGACAGGTTTTCCATTTCCAACATCGATTGCTCTATAATGAGCCATCTGATTAAAATTTTGTATACAAATATCTATAGCCGAACAAATATCCTCGACGTGAGTAAAGTCTCTTGTGTGATTTGTTAAATAAGTAATTGATGGATTTTTTTCTTGTAAATTTCTATATAACATATCAGTTCTACTTTCTGGTCCATATACTGTATGAAATCTTAATCCTAACGAATTAATTGGTGCACAAGCTTCCATTGCCATTTTAGTTGTAGCATAAGGAGATAACCACCACTCATATATTGATGACGATGATGCATATACAATAGGTACACCTTGATTTTCACATTCGTCAAAAATATATTTTGAAGCTGTGACATTTGTTTCCCAAAATTCTTCTGGTATTTCATGTGATCTTCGTACTCCAGCTAAAGCTGCTAGGTGTAATATCATATCAAATCCATCTAGATTGATAAGTTTTGAATCTCTAATATCACCTTCATATTCTGCAATATCATATTTTTCTCGATAATTATTTAAAAAATAGTTACCAATAAATCCTTTACGATATCCTCTAGTTCCCGTTAATAATATTTTCATAAAAAAGCCTCCAAGGTATTTTCATCTCTATCATAATCAAATGTTTGAGATAAATTATTCTGAAATAAGTATTTAGTATAGATCATTTCACGATTATTTTCTAATGATGCTTTAACTTCATATGCCATATCCTTTGCTGTTTGAAATGGAACATTTTGACATATGTGATTATAGTTTTTCATTGGATCTAATACTTCTAAGTCTTCAGGTAATCCCATAATTGCTTTTGCTTCTGCAATATTTAAGTATCTGTCTTCAACTGGATGAGCAACAACTTTAGGTAAGTGTACAACAAAAGCACCAATATAATTAACTGGTATTATTGTACCTCGTAACATAATATTACCTCCTGCTTCAAGCTTTGCATGTTTACGTCTAGCCTTTGCAGCTTCTCTTTCAAATTGTGGAAATTGATCCATCCATTCAGCAATTTCTCCATGCTTATATCCAGTCTTCATTAATCTAGATTCTATTGTCACAGACTTTTCTTCGTGTGCAACCGATGCAGAATACTCAGCATGATTCATTTTCATTACTTCTTCTAACATAAACTTATAATAAGGATCATCTTGACTAGGTATTTTTTTATTTAGTACCTCTGTTTGAAAATTACTTTTTACATTTAAAATTAGATCTTGAATAGTTCGTCGTCTTTTATTATAATAATTAAACAATGGTATTTGATTTTGAAAATGATTTTTATCCCAAAAGAAAAAGAAAGTTCTTTTACGATACTGTGGATTACCATGATTTAAACTCTTGGTTAAGTAGATAGAAAAATTATATCCATTGGCCTGGCCAATTTTATATAGTTTTTCTCTCATAAAAGCACCAATCTTACCAGCTAATCCTGGAGCATTCTCTCCCCATAAAACTTTTGGTTTAATTTCTTTTAAAACATATTCTGATGATTTTTCCATCCATTGATTATTTTCATTTTGTTCACCGTGCGAATTATGATATGTACTTAAACCTGCACAAGGACAAACAGATGAAACAATATCAACACTGCCTTTTGGTTTGTGACCTTCATCTAAAACATGATAAGGAATGTTATATCCTTTTTCTTTATAATAATTAAGTAGATGTTCTTCATTACCCATAAATCCAGAATATGTCATTAAATATTCTGGTTTGATTCCATATGCTTCTTCTGAAGCTAAAATCTCACCACCAATTAGTGGAACTATACCCGCATGTTTCATCCTAAAAAATCCTCCAAAGAATTTGATTCTTTTGCTTTAATTGCATCTTTATATGCTTTAGCCCAAGAGATATGACATGTAATTCTCTCTTGTCCTTTCCAAGGGCCATTTACTGTTGTTTTAGTTTTAAGTGATACATAGTCTGGATACATTTCAGCTAATTGTTGATGAACACGATTACTTACCTCAATGGTACGATATTCAGAGCAACCACCTGCAGCATTTGTTGCAGCTATAGAAACTCTATATCGTGTTGTAATTCTATTTGCAAATCCTTGTGTTAATAATTGTAAATTTGCATGAAAGTCTTGTGAGGTTTGTAATTTATCCCAAACAATATTTCTTGGTAAATTTTTAGAATCAAAATAACAGTTAGTCATAATTCTAACATTGTTTTGATATGGCCAATATTTAAGATCTGGTACTACCCAAGATGTAGAAAAGCCACCGTGATATATTTGTTCTTCGTCCATCCATTTATTAAATGTATCAAATGCATCATCAAATTCATCATCGGTCATATCACGAGTTTCCCATTTGGTATCTAAATGTTCTGGTGCTGGACCTTTATATTTAAAGTATTCCATATCATCATCAAGTACCATATGTCTTGTACCATAAAATTCGTCCCATATCCATTGTCTTGTAGGTGATAATCCTTTAATAGATTCTGGTAAAGGTAAAACCTTATCGCCATAGATATCTCTCATTTCGTCAACCTCATGCGGTTGAACTGTAAAATTAACTTTTGCTTTCCATTTTTCTGGTAAATTATTATAGGTTTTTTGTTGATGTATTCTACCTAAGGTGGGTATGATCAAATGTTCCATATTAAACTCCTGTTATTGTATTTATTAATCCCGTTCCAAGTATCATTACTGCTACTGCATTTAAAATTATAAGTGCTCTGTCTTTCCATAAGAGAGCAACTAATAACCATCCAAAACATCCTATAATTGATAATCCTTGATCATATATTGTTAGTTCTGGATTAGATCTTACCATCATTGCTGATAATAATATAATACTACTTATCCACTTTATATACCAATCAATTGTATATTTTGGTGTAGCACTTTTAAAAATTCTTTTAGAATTAGCTAATTCTTTTTCATTAAACTTCTGTGAAGTCATATTCCACTCCTGCTTCTTTAAACATTTCGTTTGTTTTTCCTATTGCTTCTATCCATCTATCAGGTGTTCCTTCTGATACTGAAATGACTCTTGTGACTCCAGCTTGTATAATACCTAGTGCACAATTGCCACAAACTGGTAAACCATAAATGTAGAGTGTAGAATCTCTTAGTGATATTCCATTTTCTGCAGCATTATATATACAGTTCATTTCAGCATGTACAACATATTGGTATTTTACTTCTCTGTTATCATATCTTTCTTTACTATCTTCAATACCTTTAGGAAATCCATTATATCCTGTTGAGAGTATTTTTCTATTTCTTACTGCAATTGCACCTATTTTTCTACTAGGGTCCTTGCTCCATGTAGATATCTCATAAGCAATACCAAGAAATCTTTTATCCCATTTATTTAACAAGGTCAAAGTGCCTCTCATACACATGTAAGTTTTGTACTTGCCAATAGATTTTACCACCACTTTTAAGTGGATGCCCACTAAAGTATAAATCTTTTTCTAGTTTTTCTAGTACGTATTTTTGCCAAGCATAATCATTTCGATAACCATATACAACATCATTACTTCTCATTTGAACTACACAATGTAATTGTTCATCTCTTATATAGTAGGTAACTGCATTTGTGCAAATAAAATCGTTTTTACCATCTTCCTTGAATTCACGCCAAATACTTGGTCTTTGATAAATCATTGAAGCTCTACGAGAATCAGGATTAACTTCACCTAATTCTTTAAGAACTTGTTCGTATTGTTTGTGAAACTTCTTACTGAATATAAGATGACCATAATTAGAATTAATTTCACCATATTCATTTGCAGAATATTGCCAAGCTGCTGGTGACTTACCATATATTTCAGCAAGTTTATTAATATTAGTTGACTTAGAATTATACCATTCTATTTCAGCATCAATATACTCATCATTTGGAGTACCAAAAATTGCAGGACTATCTGCTAGAAAAGATGCACCAAGTATTTCAATTGTATTACAACCAGTTTTATCTGTAGTAAATTCTTTATTTTTAAGTTTATCAATAAAGATTTCTGCAATATCTTTAGTCGTCTGCATTATTTACCTTTCTGTTGAACATATCTCTATCTGGATCTTGGCCTTCCATTTGACCACGAATATAAGATACAGCAAAGCTACAATAGTTAATCATATCTTTATAGGTATCTTCGAGTGACTCAAACTTAGGATCACCATCAGCTTCTAAAAGCGATTGTGCACGAAGTAACTTCTGATGGATCATATCGTGTATAGTATCGACACCTCTGCGATAATGCATGGATTGTACTATAGTTGATTTATCGTTTTGATAATCGTTAGATTTTTGAGTTTGTAGTTCAGCACACTCTTGTAATACTTTCACGGATTCTTTCATAATTATTCACCTGTTATTCTATTTCTTAAACCACTTGTTGAGAAACGATGATCTCTTTTATTAAAGTAGATTTCTATTCCTCGTTTGGCACATGTTGCACGACCAGTAAATGTTTTATCTTTATACTCTGCACCAATAATTCTAATATCAATGTTTACAGTATTTAGTATATCAACCAAATCTTCTTCTGTTTCATAAGGTATAATTTCATCGACAAATTTAACACCTGACAATTGTATATATCTTTCAACAAGAGTTTGAATTGGTTTATTTTTTTCTTCTGGTCTATCATAGGATGGATCAACTTGAAGACCACATATTAAATAGTCACACTGTTCTTTTGCTTCTCTGAGCATTGATACATGACCTGCATGTAATAAATCAAAGCTAGAAGCAGTAAATCCTACAATTGTTTTCATAATGTATATTATACCATAGTTTTGTCATAATGTAAATAGTTTTTTTGTTATTTTTTGTATTCAATTCCTTGTTCATTTAAAGCTGCTCTATTCCACATATGTCCTTGTTGAACATCATCTTTAGATTGTCCAAAGTATGGAACTGCATGGAAATGATTAATTAACTCTTCATTCACTACTTTTTCAACATCAACCTCATATACTGGGTGACCTTCGTTTTCTTTTACTTTTACAATAAGCTCTCCGAGAATACGACCAAACTTTCCTTTACCGTGAGATATTAACCATACCTCTTTGTCTTTCATATATTCCTTTAAGAACTTTTTACTTTGTTTACCATAAAACTTTTCTTCTAAGTCTTTGGTTCTAGATTCTGGGGTATCAACTCCCATTAATCTAACTCTTTCTTTTCTAAGCCACACACCAAATCCTAGATCGATGTCTACATCAACTGTATCACCGTCTACGACTCTTGTGACTTCAACTCTGTATTTGTACATATACCTTTCTCCTCTAAGTACTCAATACTAATCCAACCAAATAACCAATTTATCATTTGTAAAATAAGTGATTATCGATTGTTGTTACTAATTCTAAATGATTAGACCAATATGGATTTACAGTATCTGCATGATACCACAATGCTCCTTCAGTAATGTCTGGATATTGTCCAGATAATACCATATCAGCAACTCTTATAGAATTTAACCAAGTGACTGAATCAACAGGTTCATCTGATTTACCATCACAGAACCAACTAAACTGACATTGATTTCTTATGGGTATCATATTACCTTTCCAATTTTCTTTCATTCTGGCTTGATAAACTACACCACAAATGGTTTCCGGAAATTGCAAATCCTCAACTCTATTTATTACAACATGGCTGACAGCAATTTGACCTGCAAACGATTGATTAGCTGATTCAAAATAAATGTTTTGTGCCAAACAATATCTTGCTTCGTCATATTCTGAAGCTTTTAATGTTGATGGTAATAATAGTAATCCCATCAATAAAGCTCCAAAAGCCATTCCACCTAGAAATGATTTAAACATATTTAATCCATTATATCTTACTTCTTTATCTACTGCTTTTCCAAATTTACTCATAAGTTATTCTTAAAAACGAAATCAATCGCTCTTTCAGCCTCCTTTTCAAAATCACGTTTAGAATACCAATTGCCAGTATCATTATCCAAATCACGACAGAGATACTCAATCTCTTTTGATGTAATAGGATAACCCTTTGACATTGCGTTACCTGCTGTCGTTAGCATGATCTCATACATTTTTGCATACCAACCAGTGCCTGTAATTCCTTTATAATCTTCTATCTGTCTTTGATTAACAAATGGACAATCACGATAGGATGTCCATGTAAAATTCTTATTATTTAATTGATTACGCTTTCTCTCCAATAAAGCTTCTTGTATTGCTGGTGGAAAGCGATCAAACATTGTTTGATTAGGTTTAACATATGGATGCTTTGCCATAAGTGACATAGGATTCATTACTTCGCCATCATGAGAAAAGATAAAGTTAAAACTATCTTTATATTTTGCAGGTATATAATACATACGACTTAGATCTTTGGTTTGAGCATCAGCAATATCACCAATTTCTTTATTGAGTGCAAACCAAAAATGTTTAATATCATCTTTACCAACTTGATCTGTAAGTGGAAATACTAAACGAAACTTGGGATTCTCAACTGTTGATGAAGCAGTTGAATAGCAAACATATCGATATTGAGAGTATTTCTCTTCGATGTCTTCCATTCTACCTTCATAATCATCAATATCAAGAATCCCGAAGCCGCCCCAAGCAAGGACGTTATCATTAGCCCGCGTTGTATCGGGGATGTATACCGCTGGACTAATTAGTGGAGCATCCTTTTTAGTAGGATACTTTGTAGATTCAGATAGTTTATATAATACTTGTTCAAACTCATCAAAGGACTCATAGTCCATTCGTTTGTCTGTTTTGTTATCGTATATACTATCGAAGATCGTTAAACTTACCATGATTTCCTTCGTGCGAAGGAGCCTCCCAATTATCTGGTTTAATTAAGTCTGGAACACCTAAAGGATTTGGTCTTGTTGGTTTAACACCAACTTCTTTTGCCATATTTGCTCTAAGAACTTCGTCCCATGCTTTGTATGGATCGACACCAAATGCATCGAGTGTACCAATAGCAACAACACAAAGATCAATAAGACCATCAACAATTTCTTCTGAGTCATTATTAGTAACTGCTGCAGTTGTTTCCATTAACTCTTCTTTTAAAAAGTCAATACGAAACTCAAGGAATCTTTTAAGCTTTTCTTTATCAGCATTTTCAACCCATTCACGAGTCTTATACTTTGTTTGCATGTCATGAATGTCTTTTACCCAATCATTGCTCATTCAGTTTCTCCATTTACTATTAGATCTACTTCGCCAGAAACATGTTCTGCACCTAGCTGTTTTGTTATTTTGATTAATTGCGGTAATATCATTTTTGCTTGAGGATATGTTAATTCTCTAAAATTCTTTAAAACATAATTGTGTTGATTATCTCTAGATAGTTGAGCTTCAACCCATTTATATCTATATCCAAATTTATCATTCATTTCATTGTGTAGATGCTTTTCTAAATTAACAGCTGTCTTAGCTTCTACACTGTCTGGATCAGATGGTGTAATAACATATCTAACTCTTAAATCTTCCATTGTGATTTGACCAGACGATAAAATCATTTTAATTGGATGTGCACCTTTAGGAGCAATTACAGCTCTTGTTCTATCTATTATGTTTCTTTTTGCTGTACCAATATATCCAATATCTTTATGAATTAGCTCACTACCAATAGTTTCTATATCTTTAACATGAGCCCATTGGTAACAACCATGAATGCTATTACCTGTTGGTTCTGATGGCCCAGAAAATTTGCCCCATTTTTTAACAAGCTTTTTATATTCTGGATTTGACATAGTTGGAACATCTTCAGCAGTAATCCAATCTGTAACATGTATAACTTTATCTATCATGTGACTATCTTCTTATTAGGTGTAACAATTCCAGAACTCATGCTTCTGACTTGATCTTGTAGATCATCAGCTGGTTCAATCATAAACATTACAAACTTTTTATCGATTGTAACTCCATTTTTAGCTTTTGTATAAGCCATGAATGGCATCATTCCTATTCTACCTTCTCCAGCTGGAATAAGAGTATAGCCATCTTTAATTGTGATAAGATTTTCAGTCTCAGTGACTTCACCTATTACTTCCTCACCTGAGGATAAACGCACTAATTTCATTGTTTTCTCCATATTATAGTATTATTATACCATGTTTTAGTCATTTTGTACAGTGTTATTTTCATTTTTTTATCCAAAGAAATCCTCCAATGAAGCAACTTCTTCTGAAGACCAACCAACAGCATCTAGGATTGGCTCAATTGGATCAAGAAAAGTCTTTTGGAATTGTAACTCATGATCAATATAATTATGTAATCCAAACTCTTCTGGCAGATAGTCTGGAAAAGCAATGACATTCTCATGAATGGTATTTGGTTTACGTAGATAAAGAAACTTAATCTTATCTCCATTGTTAATCATTGTGTATTTTTTCTGTAGTGCTAGATCGCCAATCATTTTATTATACATGATAGAACCTCGTACATGAATTGGTGTACCTTTTTTATAAATTGTATCTCTCGACTGAAACTCACGAACTTTACTGACTCCACGAGGAAATGCAATCTGATCAGCAGGTAATGTTTTAAAATGATTTTTAAATTGTTCTATTGCTTCTTGTACGGATGCTTCATCTTTCTGCATAATAACTTTAAAGATCTCTTTTAGAGCTTCACGACATGGTGCTGGAGTAGAAGACTTAATGGCTTCAATACCCATAATCTTTTGTTTTGGTTCACGATATCTTACACCCTCGTTATCATGTACATTTAGAATATATCTTTTCTTTGCTGTCCAGAGACCACGATCTGCAATGGCTTCTCGTTTCATAACCATACGATTATCTACACCACCAAGCATATTGAATAAGTCGGCATAGGCTTTTTCTAATTCTGGTTCAAGAGCATCTTGACATATCTTATCAAGAAAGTCAATTGTATTATTTGGTTTAAACTTTTGAACTAAATCGTCTAGGCCCACATACAAAGAGTCGGTGTCGATTGCGACGATATAGTCTTTCCATGTTGTGTTTTGTAACACTCGGTTGAGATAGGAGTTGAGCGCATATTCGGCCCATCGAATTGTAAGCTGTCCTGTAAGGGTAATGGCTTCTGCGATTCTTTGGTCGAAAAAGCGAAAATAACGATTACCCATAGCACCGTACAAAGAGTTAAGAAGAATCTTAATCGCCATTTGACGATTTTCAGCGATTGCAATATCTCTTTCAATGTTGTATACTTCTTGTTTGTCATTTTTATCTACCTTTTGTAATTTCTTTTGAGCATCAATCATGCTATTTTTAATTTCAACTCTTTCTTTATACATCTCATCGACGATAAATGGAACAATACCAGTCTTATCAGTATTAAAATATTGACCATTTGCAGCAAGAGCTTTTCCTTTATTGTCTGGTCTTGAAGACTTTGTTAATACTCCTTCAATATCAAAATTAGTTATCTCACCATTTGCAATTGTCTCTGGCGACATATTGTATTGCATAATAATAGAAGGATATAGCGAGTTAAGGTCAAATGATACAATATTGTTATGAATTCCAACATGAGGATCTTTTACATAACCACCAGGATATGCAGATTTGGTTTTATCCTCAATAAATGGTACAACAATCTTATTCTTATATAGTCTTCGATAAATGATTGTGTCCCAGATAAGAGTAGTACCAAATGTATCATTATAGTTTACACCGCCTTTATACGCCATTGTCATACAAAGCGTAATAAGTCCAAGTTTGTCCTCGAGTCTGTCAACCAACTCTACGTCTTTAATATTATAGTCAATAAACTTTTGATGATTATATTTGTATAGCGTATGAAGATTAGAGTATTCATCATAGGATAGTTTCTTTTCTCCTAGTACAACATTTGCAATATGATCGAGTTTATATGACTCTTGTGCACCATATGAATAACCAAACTTTTTAAATAAGTCAAGGTAATCTAATTGTGATATACCTTTGAGATCATAAGCAGTTTGAGTTCTACCCATTGTTGTTACATCTCTTCGATCAATAAGTCCCCAAGGGCTAAGTCTTTTTGTATAGACATCGCCTAACATACGATTAATACGATTAACAAGATATGGAATATCAAAGAAACGAATGTTCCAGCCTGTCACAACATCTGGACTATGATTAGTCCAATGAGTAATAAAGTTAATTAATAGATCATCTTCACGATCAAACTTACGATAGATAACACTATGATCTTTCATATAAGATTGTTCAGTGTCATAATCACCAAGACCCCAAATAAAGTAAGTATTATTAATATTGTTCTTGAGAGCGATTGATATGATTTTATGATCGGCTTTATCTGGCTCTGGGAATCCATCGTCTGATGCAACCTCGATATCGATAGTTGTTACATTAATTAGATTACGATTAAATTCAATGTCGCCAGGATAGTAATCATTAATAAAAGCAGGAATATACTTAGTGTTTCCATAGATTTGTTTTCCAGCAACATGTTTATTTCCTGTGACATATTCGTTTGCTGAACGCATTGAGTCAAATCTTTTACCAGCATTTGCAATACCTACAGGACTACCATCAAGAGCTTTCCACTCTGTTGGAAGATTTGTACTCGTAAAAAGGATTGGTTCGTATTTAATTTTCTTTTCAATTCTTCGTCCATGATCATATCCACGTAATAGGATCATGTTACCATAACGAGAAACATTTGTATAGAATTGCAACATAATATATATTATACCATAAGTCGATGTAAATGTACACCGTTTTTTTCAATTAAAGATGGGGGTAATTTCTTACCCCCGCATGAATCAAAATCCGAGAGATGTTAGGTAGATTGTTAAAGGTGCCAATGTTAATGTTGTCAAACTTATCAATACTAATCCTAGGGTCTCTCTTACATCATCATATTTTAAGAACATGTGTATTAGTTCTTTCATAGTTATCTCCAGTAAATGTTTATTACAATCTACTGGGATTGCTTCGCTGATACTAGCCTTTCAAAAAAGATTTTTTCTTTGACGCCCCAGCAGACCCTATATCGATCTTCCTTGGACGCTTTTCTTCAGGAAGTTCAACTCTGGCATAAACCACGAGTATTCCATCCACAAGATCAGCACCATCTATTACAACAAATTCTGAGAGTCGGAAGCTTTTCTCAAATTTGCGAGATGAAATGCCTTTGTATGCGTATTCACGCTCATCCTTTTCTACTTCACCAGAGACTTTAAGAATACCATCTTTTAATTCGATATCAATATTATCTCTTGTAAATCCTGCCACCGCAAGCTCAATGAGAAACTTTTCGTCATCGATCTTGACTACGTTATGTGGTGGATAATTATTACTATTAGATCTAGCACTAGTGTGGATTCTTTCGAGATCCTCAAATAAAGTGTCAAATCCAACGAATAGTGAACGTGGTACGTTCAAGTTATTTCTTACTACCATTTTATTTTCCTCCTATTAAGTTAGCAAGGTTAATTGAATCCCAATATTTTGGCGATTCACGTTTATTTATACAAGTTTACTCTTTAGTTTGAGTATTTCCTATATTATATTTTGGACAGAGTTCCCATTGAGACTTTTCCTTGAATGGAATTACTTTGATTTGTCTCAAAGGAGCTATGTCCTGCGCGCTACTTGGATCAACAAGTGTAATGAGACCCCAGTCAGCTAATAGCGTAGCAATAGTGTTTCTACGCTGAAGGTCGTTCTCTATTAGATTGCTTGGTTTGCCATCTAAGAGAAAGAGTTCTTTAAAATGTACAATAAAGTATCTGCCTTGTTTATGTAGTATATGACATGACTGATACAGCTTTTGATCTTTACGTGATGCGACACCAATACGTGTTAAGGTTTCTCTAATTTTTAGAAAATCGTCTGGTTCGTTGAGTCTGACTTCCAACATATCAGTTGGTTGCCAATTTGTGATTTGTTTATTTTCGTTTTCCACCTTTATAAATCCTTTGTTTCAATTGTTCAATTTCTTCATTGCTCATTAATGATAATGCGGATTTAGCCTTTTCATTGCTATACCCATAATATTCTTTTATGAGTTCGAGATTATCAACCTCTTGTGGTTTAATCCATTTGGACCATCTCTTTTTCTTCTTAATTATATTTATAAAAAAATCAAACTGAAGACGATGATCTAAATGGTGGAAACGATTCATTTCATTAGCATAGAGAATAGTATCACGAAAGAATGAAAGACCACGATTGATTATAAATGAATTATATTCTTTCTCAGCAATATCATCGACCATAATATCTTTTTTGGTTTCATTAATTGCTTTTAAATAATCAAACGGATTCATTTTCTTTTATATAGGTTTTTGCTTGTTTTTCTGAATCAAAAATTCTTTCGTATTTTACTTCGTTATCCTCAAAGCGAACAACTCTCCATCTTGTGACTTCTAACTCATACAT